TGAAATCTTTGATGGAATCAATTGTCTTCAATGGGAAGCGATGAGGGCCACGAGGCACACGAGAGCAGCCCACTGGCAGAGATGTGCAGAGTGGAGTGGCTTTCCATGTTCTCTTCAGATATTGCCAGGAGCATAGTCCCGGTGGGGATCTGATAAACCATGCCAAGGAGATGCGATATAGACTGGAGATGCATCCAGGAATGGAGCAACTACGACCTGGATTTTGTGGAAGAAGCCATCCGGGTTGAGAAGGCGCTCAGGGCCGCCTCACACAAGAAAGGGTTCTTGGTTCCTTAACATTTTTAACAGTCGGTGGCCGGGGTTCCTCGATCCCTCCTTTCCCCTGCCACCAACCTGCCACTTTCGCATAGCGGCTATTGCCATCGGCCTGTAACCGATTGTATCCGGGGTTCGAATCCCTGAAGTGGCTTATCACCTTCCCAAACTTCGCATATCACCCTCTCACCTTCCCAACCTTCGCACTAGGTATTATCATGCCCGCTGGATACTCTTCTCGCTGTAAAGCCTGCAACTCACCCAACCGCCTGCAGATCGAGGTATGGCGCCAAAAGGACGGCCTGAGCACCAGGACGATCTCTGCCATGCTCAAAGAATCCGGTGAGCTGATCAGCTATCGGGCACTTGACAACCATTTCTCAGAGCACTATAACGTACCTGCAGAAATCGAGGAGCAATATACCAAGAGTCAGGTGAACCTGCAGCAGGAAGCGAGCGAGGGAGTATCTGAGATCAAGATACTCGATTCAATGATGGAGAGCAAGCACAGGCTCCACCAGACACTTGACAGTATCCTCACAAACAGGCTGGCAGGGCTGGCTGAGAAAGAAGAGGACCGGGACCTCCCCAAGCTCCCCATGGCTTATGTATCGCTCTATACAGGATGTGCAACTGGAATATGCCAGGCCATGAAGACAAAACAGGAACTTCTCGGAGAAGATGGGGCAGCCAGGCAGGCCAAAGCAATGGAGACCTGGGTCGACCTCATGCTTGAAGAAGACGAAGACGATGACCATCCCACTGACCAAGGAGCAACGCAGGGAGATACGGGTAAGAGCTCCTAAAGACCCGGTCTGGTGGATAAGCAAGATCCTGGGGGCCGAACTCTGGAGCGCCCAAAAATCTATCATAGAGTCGGTACGGGACAACCCCCGGACAAGTGCCCGCTCCTGCCACGGCATAGGAAAGAGCTTTCTTGCCGGGAACACTGCTCTATGGTTCCTTTACACCTTTCCTTATTCCATTGTCCTCACAACAGCACCCACCTGGAGACAGGTCGAAAAGCTGGTTTGGAAAGAGATCCGTTCCAGCATCCGCAAATCTCGGGTTGAGCTGGGCGGAGAGCTGGCAAACAAGAGCCCCGAGCTGCAGATAGTCCAAGACGAATGGGTAGCTCTCGGCCTGTCCACTAACCAGCCCGACCGATTCCAGGGGTTCCATGCCCGGCACCTGCTCGTAATAGTCGATGAAGGGGCAGGCGTAAAAGAGGATATCTATGAGGCAGTCGAGGGCGTGCTCACCAGTGCACACACCAGGCTCCTCCTCCTGGGCAACCCCACTCTCATCGGTGGCACGTTCTACCGATCCCACAGAGAGGCAGGCTGGAAGACATTTCATATAGCGGCATGGGATACACCGAACTTCACCGCTTTTGGCATCACCGAGGATGACCTGGAATCTGGTGACTGGGGAGATAAAGCAGCCAAACATCCAGATGGATCCTTCAACTGGCCAGCACCATGGCTCATCACCCCAGAATGGGCGGCAGACAAATTCAAACGATGGGGCAAGAACCACCCAGCCTATCAGGCCCGAGTGGTGGGTAACTTTCCAACCCAGGGCGAGAACAACGTTATCCCCCTGGCCTGGATCGAGGCGGCCATGGCTCGGTGGGAAGACACCGAATGCCAGGGCTCCTATGAACTAGGGGTTGATGTGGCCAGATACGGCTCAGATCTGAGCGTTATAGCACCTCGTCAGGGTACGAAAGTCTATCCTCTACAGGTGATGTCGGGCAAGGATACACAAGAGGTCACAGGCGAGGTCCTGGTGGCCGCCAGGAAGACCAATGCCAAGCAGATCAAGGTCGATGTAATCGGCATGGGCGCGGGCGTGGTCGACCCCCTGAAAGCCGCAAACGCACCTGTTATACCTGTTAATGTCGGGTCAGCTTCTGATGTGGTAGATGATGATGGCAACAAGGTCTACCTCAACCTCCGGGCAGAGCTCTGGTGGGCTCTCAGGGAGGCGCTGGATCCCAAAAACCCAGAACCTTTAGCACTGCCGCCAGACGAGGATCTGCTAGGTGATCTGGCAGCACCAACTTACAAGATCACCGGGAAAGGCCAGATCCAGATCGAGGCTAAAGAGGAGACAAAGAAGCGTCTCGGCCACAGCCCGGACAGGGCAGACGCCGTTATGTTGACCTTCGCGCCTGTGAATATATCCCCAATGGGCTGGGGAACGTCGAGGCTGAAAGGAAAGAGGATATAATCATTTACGAGGTCTTCATGAAATTTTTAGATCGCTTCAAGTCCTATTTCCAGAGCAGCGAAACGGCTCCTCGAATGGCTGGCAGGCCTATTGTGAAATTTCAAAGCCCCTATGGCTTCGTTGATCGCTCGACCATCATATCCGCGGACCGGATCGCGGCCAATCGCTCTATCCCTATCGTCTTAGAGTCTCTGATAGGATTCTCATCACTCTGTTTCCATGGGTTCGATCACGACCTGAAGCCCATTGACCCATCCGACGATACGCAAGACAAGAACATCAACAAAGCGCTGGCCCAAATAAAGCTACAAGAAGCGCGGATCGGCAGGATCGGAAAGGCCCGACATCAGGGGACTATCAACTTGGTCCGGTCTGCGGCCTTGGATGGCTGGAGCTTCCGACAGTCCGTGGCAGAGTACGCCACCATCCAGGAGGGGAGCTGGTTAAACTTCTATGAGATCCAACATCTACCGGCACAGAGCTTCGGCAGCCCCCCGACGCTCACGGGCAACGATTACCTCTCTGACAAGATCCTGCCTGGCATCGTCTACGATGCTGCCCAGGATGCCACGAGATTTTTCCAGAACGCGGGAACGGTTGGCACGAGCATCGGTCAGGCCAAAGAGATCGATCCGGAAAACATACTCTACATCGAAGATGTGACAGTACCGGACGACCTCTCTTTCCTCAAGGCCCTCAACCCCATCATGGAAGCCTGGAAAGAGGTCCGTCGCTATGGCATGATCGCAGAACGGCGCGTGGGCATCCCGAACGAGACTGAGCGGATCGACGCGCGGGACATAGTGGCTATGGTGGCGGCCAAGGTTCCGGTGGTCATGCAAGACCTCATAGACCATTGCGACGACCTGGCCGAAAACCAGAGCACCGCGTCCAAGAAGGTCGCCCTCCCAGGCACCAGGATCGAGTATCCTAATATCAGTATGCCGCTAAATCCTTGGGAGGCGGACCAGATACTCAAAGACGAGATCTGCGATTTCTTTTTCCAGAGGAACGTAATCAAGCGAGTGGAGCAGGCCGTCAGCTCTAGCGACAATGCTGCCAAAGCTCTGCTTGATCTGCATATAGCATCAGAACGGGAACTCTGGGGCAAGCCGTTTGAAAGCCTCTGGAACCAATGGCTCGCCTGGAACGGTTTTGATCTGATCGACGAGTTCGATTGGTGGCAATGGACACCAGCAGACCAGGACTCGCTAGTGGATCGGGAGGTCAAGAAGGTCAACGCCGGCATGACCCTTATCAACGATGCCCGGACAGCTTGCGGTGATCGGGAGTACTCCCCCGAAGAATTAGATCAGCTCGCCGAGGAGCGGCAGAAGTTCAAACCCACCGGGGTACGCTAGATGACATATCCGGAATCCCTCAACACAGCTGAAGACCTGATCATCAACCAGCTCGAAAAAGATTTTTTGGAATCTGTCAAAATTACTATTAAAAAGACTGATTGGGATAAGCTGGAGAGAGATCTACAGGTCTGGCGGGATGGCGGGGAGATAGTCGACGGCCTGCCTTGGGCGGAGTACAATCCACATGCCAGGCTTGAGAAACTGTTTGAGGTAGCCCTGGAGGTCCATGGGGAGTATATGTCCTCTGCGCTGGGTATCCGGTTCGATCTGAAGGATCCCAACGCTATAAAATGGATACAGGAGTTCGCCGCATCGGAAATCAAGTATATTTCCGATAGCGAGCGGGAAGCGATCCGCGAGATTATCCTGGACGGATATCAACGGGGCACCACCCCACAACAGCAAGCCAGGGCCATCAGGCAACATATAGGGCTCGACCCCCGTCGCTCGAAGACTCTCCTGAACTATGGGGAGAACCTTTTTTCCAAAGGAAAAGTCGAATCGGAAGTCTGGCGACTGGTGCAGAAGAAAGGCCAGTCCCTTCTGGCCGCCCGAGCAAACGTGATTGCAGTCAACGAGGCAACTGAGGCCGGAGGGCGAGCCGTCTACGAATCCACCAAAGGAGCTTATGAGCGCGGAGTACTGCCCGCCGGGAAATATGAAGCGTACCGAATGATAACCGCGGATGAGCAGACCTGCGAGACCTGCAACAGCCACGAAGGCGAACCCAGGCTGCTCCCGGACGGTACTTACCCATCCACGGGTTCACTCATACCGAAAATGCACGTTTCGTGCAGGTGCGTCGAAGGTATTAGGGAGATGGGAATGAAAAAGCAATCAACCAAAAAGAGAGCATCCGGCGTCGGGATCGCTGAGATAGTCTTTGACTGCCAAGCCGTCAAGCGAAAAGATGGGGTGCTCTATGTCCCCACGGTGCCGATGGTCGAGGGAGTGTACGAGCAATGGGGCTTCCGGGTCCTTCGCAGTTATCAGGAGTTTGAACAGTATTCCCACTGGCTTAACGGCGTCCCAGTAGTCGTCAATCACGAAGATGTATCCCCCGAGGCCAGGAGGGTAGGCCAGCTATTCGACGTTTCGAATAGCCAGGAGGATCGGAAGGTCACGGCCACCACCCGGTTCTATGAGCTGGACCTGACGCAGAGAGAGCTGGAGGCCATTCTATCAGGAGAGCCTCACGACGGCTCTCTGAGGTGGGAGTGCTACCTGATAGATGAAGGCGGCACATGGACCGATCCCAGGACCGGAGAGGCCAAACAGTACGACCTGAAAGAGGTCGGGCCATACGTCTTCTACGAATACAGCTTTGTGAAATCCGGCGTCATCACAACGCAGGACGGTGCCGGCTTCAACATGCAGTGCAAGGACTGCAAGGATCATGATCATCAATCATCTGCTCCAGGAGGAGCTGATTCTATGGAAATTGAACAGATCAAAGAAATGATACAGGAGGCTGTAAAGCCTCTCATGGAAAAGAATGCTGCCCTGGAGCAGGAAATCACAACGCTGAAGGGGGAGCAGACCAAGGTACGGGAGTCCATCGAGGCTGACAGAAAGACTCGAGTCTTCGAGTCCTTCCAGTCCAAGCTCAAGGCAGGTCACCTGGCAAAGGCTGGTGAACTGTACGAAGCCTATCAGAAAGATCCTGCTGCGTGGGTCATGGAGAACGCTGACAAGTTCATCCAGGCCAAGGAGACCTCTCTCAAGGGCTCTCCGATGGCAGGAGACGGCGGCCAGGTCTGGAGCCTGGAACAGGAACGTGCTAAGCTGAAGGCCGATGGAAAGGTGATCTGAAATGGCTCTCAAGGATGCTCTCATAGATGCCGGCCCGGCTGGCCTAACCCCGTTCGTGGCTGGCGGCACGATTCCGTTCGGTGCGGCTCTGCTGAGGACAGCAGCCCGCACATTCAAGGGAACCAAAGACGATAACGACATGACTGTGGCCGGCTTCTCTGTGCAGCCCGCCAATGGGGTTGTCCTGGACTACGACGGATTCTACGTAGCCTCAAACAAGGCAGGCGTCCCAGACGTGGGTAGAATGGCCAGAAAAGGGGCTATAATCAATGCTCTGGTGATCTGCGAAAGCTCCAGCAACGTCTCTATTGTGGACGGCGATTATCTGGAGGCTGCTGCAATCGGTGATGGCGGTTCTTACATCGGCGTCCTCCAAGAGGCGGGGAGCACAGCAGGCGAGGACAGGACGCTCAACAGTATTGCTCAGGCCCTCGAAGATTGCACAATGACCAATAGCAGCTACAAGATCCCTGCCAGTGATGTGGCAATCGGCGATGGCACAATCACCATGACCTCTGGTGAGATCGCTACTATGGGCCTCACAGAAGGCGATTACATCCTCCTGGTGGATGGCAATGGTGCAGCTTCCTGGAATCGGGTGAAGAGCCTCACTTCCACAGTAATCACTCTGGAGTTCCCGGCGGCATCCGCTCTCGTGAACGGCGACAGCGATCTGGTCTATCGTGTATTCCAGGTGAAAGCGGTGGTGATTTAGAAATGTCTCTCGAACTTAATTGGGGTGCAAGCATCCCCCAGGAAACCGTCACTCTGATGCAGAAGACGATCCTCGATTTTCAGAAGAGGTATAAGGATGGGTTTATCGGCCGGCAGCTCATCGAGCAGAGGCCCGGTGTGGCCAGCACGGTCCGAAAGGATATCGTCCGGCACATCGACAAGACCACCCCACAGGATGGCGTATCCACTGCCAGGATCAGCATGGGCGGGACAACTCCTGATATCGTGGGTGGGAAGGCAAAAGACAAACTCTTCCAGATCTATAGGATAGATGCTGCTATCCAGAGGAACGAGTCTGAGGTCGCCCTGGACCCATCTCTCTGGACTCGGGATACCTCCCTGGCTATGATGGAGTGCATTCGCCGGGAGAACTACACCATCATCAACGGCGATTCCACCCTGGGAATCAATGGCCTGGTGACGGCAGCCACGGCCAACAGCCTGGGCAGCATCACTTCAGGCACCAACAACGGTGCTTGGGACGGGTCCGAGACGGACAAGGTCATGGACCCCTACGACGATCTCCGGATGGCGCTGAATTACCTGGATCCTGACCTGATCGGCACGCTCTTCTTAGCCGGCAGGCCGGCGTACATGAACTACCTGCTGCAGGAAGACGACCTTGGAAAGATCTTTGCCGACAAGATCGGCCCGAGGATCTTCGGCAGGCCTGCAGGAGACAACTCCTGGATGGTCAAGAGCGACTACTTCCCGGCCAACTATGTCTACCTTGTCCTGAAGTCGATGGAAGCGGCCGAGCTGGTGATACCCGAAGATTACAACGTGGATGCGAATTACCCTCGCGAGAAAGGGCAGAACATCTATGCAGAAATCGGTGGCTGGATAGGCATCGAGATGCACACCAACGACTTCATAGTGCCGATAGCCATCAACTGAGGGGGCTGACAATGGCCAATAGACCAAGAAGCCTCATGGGGCGGCACGCGGGAGTCGGCCTGAAAACTGGCTCCGGTAGTACCCTAGATGTGGATGCCGACGAGACAACCATTACCACCACCAGCGACAAGGTGGCAATCAAGGCCGCTGCCCTCAAGCACGTCCTTGCAAACGGTACCGCCGCCGCGGCCGATGTCACAGTTACTGGCATGGCGGTGGGGGATGAGCTGATATCCGTGCATTCACAGGCCACGAAGGCCGCAGTGGGGACCATCACAAACCGCACTTCCGAGTACGCCGTGGGTACCGGCAAGCTCGTGAAAGCAGCCGGTACGGACGAGACCGACAACCAGCTAGACATTTGGTACTGGGACAGAACATAGTCCCAACCATTTTCTATTAATCTGGAGGCGACATGCCCGGAAGAAGTTCAGAAAACATTTTCAAAGAAATAAACGACAAGATACCAGAACTAACAGCTGGGAGCGTGCCGGTAACTGGAACCTCGGATGCGGTGTTGTTATCGAAGGTCGACGACATGACTGCTCTCCTCGAAATAATAGCCGAGGAGCTTGACACATGAGCTGGGGCATAAATGGTTACCGGAATATTTCATTGCCCAGTATGCGGCATCCAGTTCGAAGCAAGCATCATGGTCGGGATGGAGACCATCTGCCCCAATGACCACATACTGCCGTATGATATTGATCCTGGCGAAGAACACTCAACATGTGATTGCCCAATCTGCCGAAAACGGTTCGCTGTCGATCTTATCGCCGGTGAGCCTGATCTGGATGAATCTGATGTATCTGCTTGGGCCGAATATTACGACGAATCTGAAGATGGAGATTTTATGACTTTCCTGAATCGCCTCCAAGGGAGGCTGGATGCATTCTATGATCGCAACAGAATGTGGAAGAACAAGGGTAGCGACAGCGCCGCCAACAGAAGAACTCTAGTATCCCCTAGCCACCTGCTCGTGAACGTCGGTGGAGCTGGGAACCACTCCTATGAGCTGGCCGCCGCCGTCGAGCTGGACCTGGACACGGCAGATAACTGGGACGATTCGCAGTATGCTACCCCGGCCAACCGCGCTGGCAAGGACTTCTATGTCTACGCGTGCGTTCCTGTGAGCGGATATGTGCCGGTGATATTGCTTTCGGCGGCAACTACGTATCCAGCTGGCTATACTGCAGACAACTCGAGAAAGGTCGGCGGGTTTCACTGCGAATGTGCGGACGTTGGGACCATCAGCGGCCATCCTCTCACCGGCTACCTGGCAGGAGATATCATCCCTCGGTCCTGCTGGGATCTGAAACACCGTTCTGCCGGAGCTCAGGCCGGTATGGTCTGGGCCGGAAAGACAGACTTCGATACACTGGCAGGCCCTAAGATATGGGTCGCCCTCTATCTTGCGAGCGGTACCGGGTCGAGCACGGCTTCCGCCAACGGGGCCACGATCTCAGATACACGAGACTGGATGAGTTTCGTGGATGACTTCGCCGCGATCGGCTGCCGGATGCTGGAAGATGACGAATTTCAGGCCATAGCTGCTGGCAGCAACGAAGAAACCAACATTGCCGGATCTGCCGATCCCGTCACCACCGGCGGCCATCTCGACACGGCCAGCCGGAGGATGATATCCAATTTTGGGTGCGAAGATTGCTGCGGGGCAATGAATCAGTGGCTCAGGACTCAATCATATAGGTTCGATCCTGACGGGTCGGTGGCGGCAGCAACCAAAACGGCCACGGCCTACCACGCTGCCAGCCCTGGCGGGAATCCGATCTACGCTAAGTTCCTTGCAAATGGTGAGCCGTACCTGTGCTGCAACATGGCCAATGATGCCGTGGATAAGTGGTTGACACTGGGAACGGATTACAAGATCCTGGTTAAGCACGACGCCGAAGCGGCGACTGGATCTACCCAGATCTATTTCGATGAAGATGCAACTCAGCCTGCCAGAATCCTGGCTAATATGGCTCGTGGCAAGAATTCGTTTGTATCCAGTAATAACCCGGCATTTGCTCTCCAGATAACCCATTCAGCAACAGCATCATCTCTAGGCGTAGCCATACACTACGATGATGCATCTGATGAGCGGCTGGAGTTCATTTCCCCGACATCAGCTAACGGAACAATCGACCTCGCACTATTGGGTGGGGCGGCACTCGGCTATTACGATCTACCGGGGGCGAAGGGCAGCATCTACAAGCAAGGAACCTACGGCGATGTTAAGCTGTGCGCGGGCGGGGATTGGGCGCATG